CTGGGCAGGTCTTCTTCAAAGTCTGCCGCTTTGTTTCCTGTTAGGTTAACGCCGGTCACTTTAGACAACTCTCTGTAGTTCTCTGACTGCATAACCTGATCCTTTCGGATGTCTGACATCGCCAGAGCCAAGCTGTGCAGGGTACGGAAGTTAGCTAAGTCTTCTTTCGGGTCCAGATCAAATCTAGCCGCCGCACGTTCTTTGGCTTCTGTCGCGGCTTTCTTAGTAAAGGCTAGGAAAGCAATGTCCATGGGCCGTATCCCGTTTTCCAAAGCTTTGTCTACCATGTTAAGTAGCGTGGTAGTCTTGCCCGTTCCGGGTGGGCCGAATATACGAAACATCAGTCTCTCAACTGTAGCCAGACGCGCACGGTGCCGTCTTCTTGTTTACGCTTCACCGAAGTGTAAGGGGTATTACCATACTCGTCCCTACGGGCGCGAATAGACGAGCCTAGCGTAGACGCTTGCTGATAGTCATCACACAGGATGCTGTCACCCTCTTCCATGTCATAAACGATGGACCACTTACCGTTACCGTATGATTTTGTTAACGGGACGTTCTTTTCTATTTTGACAGTCATAGGTCTTTCTCCACATCTAATATTAGTCGGTTAAGATGGCGTTTGACGATTTGTCTAACGCGCTCCCGAGTGAGGTTGTACCGGTTCCCGATTGCGGCAAATGTCATCCGATCCTCGTTCCACAGTCTAAATATCTCATTATTTCTATCTATTTTCTCTTCCATCAGAAGGGTGCCTCATTTGATCCACCAAAGTTAGGTGTCTTTAGCTCAACGTCTACTTTGTCGAAAGCAGGTACAGACCAGACCCTCACAGGGCGACCTTTTATCTTTAATACCTTTGACTCTCCGTGAATATCTCGCAGACGCTGGGCGATCTTATGAGACTTATAATCAAACCACTTGTTCTTCTTTAAGAACCCCTCGAAGTCTCGAAGCCTAAAGTAGGTAAGGCCTTCTTCCTCGTCGGTCCATGGGCGGCGTAGCAGTATCTCTTCCTTGTCTTGCGCTTGCTGTAGGAACCGGCAGAACTCTTCCAGATAGTCGTAGAACTGACCGCTGGTGCTGGCATCCTGTGCTACTTCCATGATGGCGGACTCGTTATCCTTCATGTCCGTGAGCAACGTGCTGATCCGGCTTTCCCACGTAGCTTTCTGTACGGAGCGTGGCATAAAGTTTAACTGCTCCATGCAGGCTTTCTGAAACACGGGCTGGCTTAACAGACCCTCAGTATCTAGCTCTAAGGGTTCGCCGTTTACGTCCATAAACCATACTGGGGGAGTCGAGTCGTACTTACGCAGGTTAGCTATGGATGCCCCTTGGATAGCGGCACCGACACCATATTTTCTAGTGCGGCATAGCTCTTTGTTGCAGTGTGCATTAACCGGGGCATCGGAACACTTATAGGCATAGTCCTTGCGGCTACACTGCTTTGCTACTGTGTTGACCTCGTTTAACGGGAGCGGGGGCTCTAGGTACTGCATGTTGTAGGACAGTATCTCTGACTCCCAAGAGTCTGGGTACGCCTTACGTAGGTAGACCCCAAGGTTAAACAGGCCGTTGTTACGCCCACCCTCACTGATCTTGTTCGAGCAAAGTATTTGCAAGCAGGGTGGCCCATCTACCAGTAGTGAGGATTTCTTGGTTTCCACTACCTGTAACGCAACCACTTGTTCCAATGTCTGAGCGTACTTCTTGTGCATCTCAAAAAATTCTTCGATAGTAGCGGATGTACCATCGTCTTTAATCGCGTACCGTAGGCCGTCTTCTGCATCAAAGTAAGGCAGGTTCAAGAAATTACCTACATCACCACGGTCTAGGTGAAGCTTGATCTGCTTTGGGAATATCTCTGAATCGCCGTAGCCTAATGCGGCAGACATACACTGCAACGCTTTCTGCATGTCTTTAGCGGTGACCCAGTCGTTTGTAAATAAGAAACAGTGCGCGCCGCCAGATTTTGATCGACACACTACTAAGGGCAAGTCTAGCTTGCGTATCTTTGAAACCAACAAAGTGTGGTCCAAAGGGTACTGATCAACATCGATACAACCCCACTTGCAGTTGTTGTCCTCGTTAATCGGAATGATGCCAATTCCATGGCGACCACCTAAGTGGTTTTCCCACAGCAGCATGGTCCGTGGTTCGCGTACAACGCCCGCCTTACCTTGAGCCTTGCCGTTAGCGGCTTGCTTTTCTATACGAAAGGTCCCGTATGCTTCCTGTAGCCCATCAAAGATGGACATAAATTGCTCAATTACCATGTGATTCTCCGATTAGATAAAAAAGGGCGGCACTTGCCGCCCCCAGATACAAGCATCCCTAGAACGGAATATCGGAGTTTGTCTCTGCACTTTCATCGGAGTGTTTAACGACTACATCACCTGCGGTAATCGACTCAGCAAACGCCTTACACTGGGTGTAAGTACCTACGCTGTCTACCTGTGCTACGCGGCTCATCTCCCAACCATGCCAAGAACCTTTAGAGTTCTCTTCCTTGATGGTCTTGAGGTGGTAAACGTGGCTGAAACGCGGTGGAGTGAAGGGCCCGTTGGCACCCTGCATCTGCACGGACTGCATCATGCTGTTCCATTTACGCGACTTCTTTAACTGCGTAGACTTCATTGCGATCAGAGCAGTTTCGGCAGAGCCGTCCTCGTTCTGGACAACAACGAAGTGCTGGTGCGTCTCTTCAATATAGCTACCAGTCCCGCCGACAACATACTCTTTATTATCGTCAGGGGAACGCTCAGTCTTAGGGCGTTCTTGATGTGGCTCAAAGATATTGATCGGAGCGCCACTGCCCTCGCCACGTGGTGACCATTCGATGAAGCGACGCTGGTACGCACAGGGTATGACCTTGATACCATCTGCCCCTTTGTACAACTGGCCTGTCACCGTGTTGTAGATATCGCCCTTACGGGCCTTGTCGTTCTCATCCAGAATCGGATCGTTACCCGACAGGACTTTCAGGAACGGTAGTGCCAAGTCCTCTTGGCCCATGTTCTCCATACCTTTACCAGCATCTTCCTCAAACATGGTTGATACGGTTACCGCTACTGCTTTTTCTTCTTTAACTACAGGTGCCTTGCTCATTTTATTTCCCCTTCTTGATAGTTGCACGTTGACCGACCCAAGCTCCAAATAGCTCCATCGGAAATTCATCACCATTTTCTACACGCTCTTTAACAAAGGCGCGTAATGTCTGCGAATGCACTTCTGTCTTCTGCTCGGCATAAAAGCCTTCCTTCTCAGCAAAAGCAGAGAACGCACCTGCCTTATCGTCCTCACCGCGTCCAAAGCTACAGGACACCGTATTTTTGATAATATCGTCATAGCCGTGGTCACGAAGCCAGTTAAAGGCATCATGTCGATCCGCAACCCGGATAGAAGCACCATAAGTTGACTTGACTTGTACCTGAGAACCATCGTCTAATGCAAAAGCTGAAATGCCTAGTTCACTCAACATCGAGGGCATCTCTTCATCGGTTAGCTTTAGAAGCTGGTCTTTCTCGGCTTTAAGTTGTTTTTCAATTTGTGCAATCGTGCTTTCTTTCGCCCGGATTGCTCTTGCTAGGTCGGCCACAGAACTGAGGCCTGCTTGATCTACTTTTTCAACGCTAGAAGAGTTCTTGCTGTCATGCTCCTCTTCCATCATATCCAGTAGCTGGTTTAAATCACTCATACATCTTTCCTTTCGTTGTTGAAGGCACCGGTTGGGCCTTGACAATCACCTATATTATCTTATAATAACCAAAAGTCAACAGGTAATTAAAATGAATTTTGAGTTTAAGACACAGCCGTTCAACCACCAGCGCACCGCCCTTGAAGACTCGTGGGCCGCGAAACATTATGCCCTGCTCATGGAGATGGGCACGGGTAAGACAAAGGTAGCTTTAGACACAATGTCTATGCTCTACGAGCAGAAGAAGATAGAGGCCTGTGTAGTGGTGGCACCGAAGGGGGTGTACGACAACTGGTCGCAAGGCGAGATTCCTGCCCACGTACCCGACCGTATTGACCGTCTTATCCTGCGCTGGACCCCCAACTCGTCTAAGAAGTACCAAGACGAAGTGAAGGCGTTCTTCGATGATGACAGCGGTGCGCTCAAAATATTTGTTGTAAACACCGAGGCGTTCTCCACGGCTCGTGCCA